AGCAGGCGGCTCTCAGGCAGCAGCTTAACGCCATGCAGATGCAGGCCGCTGATTGCTGCTGCGAAAACCGCGCGGCTATCGCGCAGGTGCGCTACGACATGGCGACGCAGGCGTGCGACACGCGCAACACCGTGCAGAACGCCACACGCGACATCATTGACGCGAACAACCAGAACAGCCGCGCCATCCTCGACTTCCTGACGCAGAGTAAGCTGTCTGACCTTCAGGCCGAGAACCAGGGCTTGAAGCTGGCGGCAAGCCAGGCGGCGCAGAACAGCTATCTGGTCTCGCAGCTGCGCCCCTCTCCCATTCCGGCGTACACGGTGCAGAATCCCTATTGCTGCAACCAGTTTTCCTGTTGCGGCTGCTGACAATTGCATAGCATAGCTTTTTGTTGATGTTTTGTTGACGTCAACAAAATGTTCGGCCCCGTGCCGATACTGACAACAACGCGGCGGGGCTATTGCCTCGCCGCTGTATTTTAATTGCCTCGATTTCGAGGCATATGAAAGGACTGATTATTTTGGCAGAGTACACAAACGCGAATATTGTGAGCGTAGCCGCAGGCCAGAACGTTCCCCTGACCGAAACGGCGGTCAATAGCAAGCCCTGTATCGTGCATCGCCAGGGCGCAGGCATTGTCACGCTGCGCGGCCTCACCAATCAAAACCGCGCCCTGTTTAGGGTCTCCTTTGGCGGCAACATTGCTATTCCTACCGGAGGCACGGTCGAGGCCATCACGGCGGCGCTTGCCATTAACGGAGAGCCGCTGACCAGTGCAACGGCTACCGTCACGCCTGCGGCGGTAGAGAACTACTTTAACATTTATGTTTCTGCGCAGGTCTGCGTCCCGAAAGGCTGCTGCCTGACGGTCGCAATGGAAAACACCAGCACTCAGGCCGTCAACTTCGCCAACTCGAACCTGACGGTTGAGAGAATCGCGTGAAAGGAGAATGGACATGAGTAAGAAAGCAATGTATGAGCTTCGCAATATGCTTTGCGAAGAACTCGACGAGCTGGCGCGTAAGGGCGACCTGGGCGCGGGTGACCTTGAGATCGCGCACAAGCTGACCGCCACCATCAAGAACATCGACAAGATCGAGATGATGGAGGACGACGGTTACTCTCGCGACGGAGACTATTCGCGTCGCTATTCCCGCGATGGCGATTATTCCAGCGACGGTGATTATTCTCGCGGCGGCGACTGGCAGGCCGATATGCGTGGCACTTACGGAAGGGGCAGCTCCTATGCTCGCCGCGGCACGCATTACGTCCGCGGGCACTACAGCCGCGCCGACAGCATGGAGCACCTGCGCGAGCAGATCAACGACATGATGCGCGAGACAGACGACGACCGCGTAAAGGAAGCGCTGCGGCGTGCCGCGAGCCTGATGGAGGGCTAAGGGGGGTGCAACCCCGTGGTAGACGAAAACGAGGTCAAGCTGTGGATATCGCGGCTTGAAACGGAGGAATCAAGCTGGTCCAATTATCAAAAGCTGGCGGCGCTGTACATCATCCAAAATCAAAACGCGCCCAAAGAACCGGAAAGGCCGATGTTGTATTCGGCAGCTCCGGCGCCGGTCAAAGCCCATGCGTCTGAAACGGTAGGCAGCTACGGCGACAGCGATTTTTTGCAGGCCGTCTCTGACATGGCTCCGGCAAGAGCGTGGGAGGTCATGGACGAGCTGATGGACAGCCTAAAAATCGTCAACGAGCGCGTGTACAACAGCGTGATGCGGAAGCTCGAAAAATGAGAACACCCCCGTCGTAAGGCGGGGGATTCTTTTGGGTATAATTTACCTTTGGGAACACCAAGAGCAAATATGCCTAACGTGGCGTTACAAAAAACGCGCCGTCGTCATCTGCGTCAATTCTCCGGATAAAGCGCGTCCAAAATTCCTTTTTCTCTTCCCGGGAGTAAGTGTCATATTCAGCAAGTCCGTTTCGGAGCGCATCAAGGTTTGTCTTCGGCTTTTCCTCTACCGCTTCAAGTGCTTTTTTCAAGCTCGCATATTCCCGCTTGTATTCGTCCAGCTCGATCAAATCATTCAGATAAAGCGTTTTCAGCTTGCTCATTTTCTTTCGTATCGCGTCCGCGCTTTGCGAGGGCTTTTTTTCTGTCTTTTTGTAATAGCGATTGTTTCGCTCTGCGATTCCTTCAAGCTCATGCAATAAATAATCTTCCAGCGCGTCTTCGCGGATCCTCTTTTTATGCTGGCACGCGGAGTTGTCAAGCATTCGCGTCCGGCATCGGTAGTAGGTATAGATTTGCTTTGCCGTTTCCGACTGCATCGTTTTCCCACACTCTTTGCAATGCAACAAGCCGGAGAATAAATAAACGCGATCTGTCTCAACTCCCGCGCAGCGCTGCGACCGCTGACGGAGGATATCGTTTACAATGTCAAAATCCGGCTTGCTCACCAGGGCGGGGCAAGCGTTCTCGATGCCGTACACCTCACCGATATAAAGCCGGTTCCGAAAATAGTTTACATACTTGGTATACGCGCGGTCAATGCCCCACGTCTCAAGCATATACTTCTTTACGCCAAGCACGCTTTGCAGTTTGATATACGCCGCAAACATATCTCGCGCAGCGGCTACCGTGTCGTTATCGATCTGGTATTGCCTGTCCTTAACAATATACCCTAAAGGGGCTTTTGATCCTGCCGGTTGGCCTTTTGCACGCTTGCCGTCGTTGATAAATTTGACTCGCTCGCTTGCGCGGTCGGCCTCGTCCTGCGCGACGGAAAGCATGATGTTGACCTTTAAGCGCCCCGACGCGGTGCGCGTCTCATAGTCTTCTTCCGTTGCTTGCCATGTCACGCCGTATTTGTCCAGCTGCGTCTGTACATCGTAGTATCCGGCAACATTGCGAAACCATCGGTCGAGCTTGATAAACAGGATCGTGTCTATCTTCCCCGCTTTGCAATCGTCCAGCAGCCGCAGGAGCGCAGGGCGCTTTTTGTACGGCTTTCGCGCGGATATGCCCGCGTCCTCATATATGCCAGCCACGGTCATTTTATTCGCTTTGGCATACTTTGTCAGCGTGTCCCGTTGCTCTTGTAATGATAGACCATGCCGCGCCTGTTCCTCGCTGGACACGCGGATATATAGCGCCGCTCTCATCGAATCCCCCTCCAAAATCCGTAATCTATGCAGTGAAAATCAATGTACACGCACCACACAGCGAGAAAAACGATGATGAGGAACATTATAGCAATCACGCCGTTTCGGATATGCACGCCGCGCCGCATGATCTCAATGGTATCGGCCTTTGCGTCAACATGGCGTTCCAGCTCATCATTCCGCGCTTGCAAAGTCTCCTCAGTCGGCGTCAAGTGTTCGGAAATTCCGAACGCTTCATCAAGCGATATTCCAAGCGTTTTGCAGATCGGCGCGACGGTGTAGATCGACGGAGCTTTCGAAAACTTGGAAAAGAAGTTCTGCACGGTGGACAGCGGAACGCCGGAAACGTCGGAAATTTCCTGATAGGTCAGTTTCAATTCTTCTTTACGGATTCTACACACTTCTTGAATGTTCATTTACGCCACCTTAATTATTACCGATTTTCGCGCCGCAAAGTCGCAAGATGAGGGCTTGTCGAACCACGTCGAACGCTGTTTTATTGCAAGGTTTTGTTATTGAAGTAGTTAGGCAAAGCGGAGTATGGTCAAACCATGCAGCGGCGACCGGTCCCCGCCGGCTGCAAAAAGCCCTCGCCGTTGTTGCAGAGGCGGCGAGGGCTAACCTTACTTCATACCAAGGAGCTTGCCAAGTTTTCTTTGCCGCCCTGCTTTGGTCGTTGGGATCCCGTTTGCTTTTGAAATTTTCCTTTTCATCTTCGTGATTCCGAGTGCACGTTTCCAGCTAAAGGACAGGCCGGGGATTTTGCTCTTCGCCATTTGGCGCACCACCTTTTGGCTTTGTATTTTCGACTGCACAAAGTGCAATAATCGACATATAGTAAAATAAAAAGCGATCCTGCGGCTGCGCGCCACTCCACAATATTTCTGAATTGTTGCACAGCGCCGTGCAGCAAACGCCTGTTGTGGGAATAGGTATGAATACCGAAAAGGAGGTCAAAACATGGACGCACAGGTGCAAGCGGCGGCGGCGCTCTATCTGCTCCTAACGCCGAAGCAGAAAGACGAAATGCTCGCGCTGATTGAGCGCATCCTCGCGGAGGAGGAGCAAAAAATAGCCTTAGAGCCAAACGGAGGGACGCAAGATGTTGTGTAACGACGCAAAATGTGATACAATAGAGTATCAAGAAATGCTGGCAGAAGCCTTTGACTTAATCCAAAAGTTATCCGACGAACAACTTCAAAAAATCATGGAGGCTCTAAAATGAAAATTTGGGCGATCAGTAAAGAAAAAGGCGTCGAGTATGAAATCGGCCTGGAATGTGACGGCATGGATCGCGAGACCGCAATGACCGAGCTTTACCGAATGGCGCGAAACCTGTTTACCGGGGAACTTGAAGTGTTTTGGAAAGAGGGCGAAGCCGGAAAGGCCGCATTTTAACCGTTGGCTTTTCGCTTGCACTCGATCACGGCATTTAGCTGCTTCAAGATCGCGTCGCAATTTGGGTTGAACCGCTCCACCAATCCGCTGAGTTTGTCGACCTCGACCGCCATTTCCTCGGTTGCCTTTGCCCGATAAACGGCGACGGCATCGGTCGCGTCATGGAAATCCTTCGGAGACGGGTGTTTTGCGTAAAGGGAAACGGCAGATACCATTTTGTCAAAATCGGCATCGCAGGCCGTTTCCTTTTCGTGCGCCCATATTGTTTGCAGCTTTTTTATTTCTGCCTTTGCCGCCTGTTTTGCAACGATCCATGCGACAATGCCGGAAATAGCAGCACAGCCGAGTGAAATGATGATTTCTTTCATTGGTCCTCCTCAAAAGCAGCACGACCCATTTTTATAAACCGCTCCAGCTTTTCCGGCGGCAATGACAACACAAACTGAATAGCGGCCTTCTGCAAATCTGTATAGCCCTCGCCCTCTGTGGTGGGGGCTTTTTCGTTCTCGCTTGGCGTTATCCCCGCCAGCTCAAGAATAGACGCACCCAAGTAATTTGCAATTACTTCAATGGTTTCAAACGGTGGGCTTTTTTTGGAATCTTCCCACTTACCAATCATTCCATTCCCAAGGCCAAGGTCTTTCTCTATTTGTTTGATCGAGGTCCCGCGTATTTGCGCAAAGCTTTTTATGTTTTGGACAATGATTTTATTACGTGTATTCATAGGCAAAAATATTTCTATTTGTAGCGAGTTAGCTATTGACAGGTAGCGGATTTTCTACTATAATAGCTTTCAGAGGGTGATAAAAACCAAGCCCCCACCGAATGCGGGCCTTAGAAAATGTTGAATTATGTCTGCAAAACTATAATAGCGCATTTTCTATCTTCTTGTCAAGAGCGTGGGGCAATTCCCTCAAAAATTTTCTATGCTACGCTATAGAAAATTCGCATTGTCAAGGACAATGCGAATGAGTGTGAAAGGAGGATCGAGAGTGATTTATGAGAACGTCAAGCGCCTTTGCGATGAGCGAAATGTCAGCGTTTGGGCGCTTGAAAAGGCGTGCGGCATTGCAAATGGCGCGATTGGCAAGTGGAATGGCAAGAGCGCCGCTCCGCGTGTCGATACGCTTTCTGCCATCGCCGACTACTTCGGCGTTACCGTGGACGCGCTGCTGAAATCCAGAGATGGGCAGTAAAAAAATGCCCCGCCCAATGTTGCAGCATCGAGCGGGGCGGGTGGGACAAATCTCACCACAAGATATTGTGTCCGTGCTTATTGTAGCACGAGAGAAAGGAAAAGGCAATGAGAAAAAAGCCGGAATACAAGATTATATGGGTCACGCCCCCTGACCCTGTAAAGCTGGGGACGATCATGGGCGAGATTTACGCGCGCGGCAGAGGGCTTGAGTTTGTCGGCCTTGTGCCGAACGAGAAGAAGGGAGAAAAGGAATGAGCACGCTGTTTATCTTTATCGGCATCGGCACCGTGACGCACTGGTTTATGCGGGCGCTGGACAAGCTGGAGGGCATGGCATGAGGCGCGACCGACGCACC